CTACCACAGCGGGTTCGTTCACCTTTATTATTGAATATGTGCAGATTGCATAGAGGAATTGGGGTTAGCCCTCTTTTTCTTTTAAAAGGAGGTTTCTATGGCTGATGCTGTAACCGCAACAACAGTAATAGATGGCGATAGAAACGCCGTTATTTATTGCACTAACACTAGCGATGGCACCGGGGAATCAGCAGTCACTAAGGTCGATGTTTCCGCGCTGTCTTCTCGTCAGGATGGAACAGCTTGCACGGGAGTTAGGCTTGAAAAGATAGTATTTTCTAATGTGGGCATGGGCGTCAAGATTCTCTGGGATGCGACCACAGATGTTATCGCCGCTCAATTACCAGCGGATTATTCGGACACTCTGGACTATTCAGATGTTAGCGGTCTTCCTAATGTTGCCGCTTCTGGCGGCAAGACAGGGGATATACAGTTTACGACTGTAGGGCATAGTAATGGAGACACTTACTCTGTAGTTGTCTACTGTATTAAAGAATACTAATACCCATGAACGATATCGAACGTAAGAATGAACTAGACCTCGTTGAGATAAGAGGAGAATTACGATTATTATCGGAAAAGATTGATGTACTCAAGAATAACGATCTTTGTCATATCCAAAAATCAATAGACACATTCAATAAAATTCTATGGGCAGTTGGATTACTTATTCTTGCACAATTGGCCATTGGAATTAGATTAGCTGTTTTTAGTTAAGGAGTAAGATATGGCGACCTCTGGATCGGTTAATTTCAATCTGGACATGGCCGAGATAACAGAGGAAGCCTTTGAGCGCTGCGGCCTCGAACTTCGTACTGGTTACGATTCAAAAACGGCGCGCCGATCTCTAAGTTTGCTTTTTGCGGATTGGTCCAATAGAGGTCTTAATCTTTGGACTATCGAGCAGATCACTCAAACCGTCGCTCAACTATCAACCTCATCAGCCGTTGCCACTTATCCTATTGGTGCCATTACCATGACCGTAGGCGCCTCTGGATCATTTTCCGTTGGTGAGACAATAACCGGGGGGACCAGCGAAGCTACTGCTGATATTATAACCAAGCCATCTTCAACTACTCTGACTTTAACTATTCCGAGTGGAACATTTTCTGCTTCAGAGACGATAACTGGATCTTCAAGTTCTGCTACGACAACTGTTTCGGCTGCTCTTAGTTTGTCCGATGTTCAATCCACTGTGGATGTTCTTGAAGTCGTTCTCCGCAGAAGCAGTGAAGATGTCGGCATGACTAGAATTAGCCGGCAAGAGTATTTGAGCATACCATCAAAGACCACTCAGGGCCGACCTACTCAATTTTATATAAATCGTCAAATCACTCCCACATTGACGATCTGGCCTGTTCCCGAGAATTCAACAGACTCTTTGATCTACTACAGAGTAAAACGTATCGAGGATGCTGATGCCGCTACCAATAATCCAGACATACCTTTTAGGTTTCTGCCATGTCTTGTCGCTGGCTTGGCGTATCATATCTCGCTTAAAAAGGCTCCTCAAAGGACTCAGATCTTAAAGATGTTTTATGAGGAGGAATTTGAAAGGGCTGCATCACAGGATATTGATCACGGCATTCCGCTTCGTCTTGTTCCAACCTATCAGTCATTGAGGGTATAAGATGCCTAGATATGCTGGAGGAAAATATGCCCTTGGAATATCGGATCGGTCAGGACGCGCTTACCATTTAACCGGCATGATTAAAGAATGGAATGGTTTATTAGTTGGAAGAGATGAGTTTGAGGCAAAGCAACCACAACTGGATCCCAAGCATCATATTACCGATCCCCAAGCATTAAGGATAAGCCGCCCTGATAGGACTGAACCCGCCACAACCGTTCTTCTCCCGTTTAACCCTTTTAAGTCTGGGAGCAGCGGATCAGCCGTCATCACCGTTACGGAACCAGGACATGGAAGAAGCACAGGAGATACAGTGCGCTTTAGAAAAGTGGAATCTTTTGACGGATTTACTGAAAGCGCCTTAGAAGATGAGGATGGGTTTTCTATCACGAAAGTAGATTCCGATAGTTATACTTTTACTTCTGGCAGTGGAACGGCAACTACAGGGAATATCCAAGGCGGGGGCGGGTTTGCTTCAGCCGGTCCTGTAACGGTGAGTGCGTAATATGGCTTTTACATTTACAACCTTAAAGACGGCTATTCAGGATTATACCCAGAATACGGAGACGACATTCACGAATCAATTATCCCGATTTATTATAAACTCCGAAGAGCGAATTCTAAAGGAATGTCAGCTTGATGTTTTCCGTAGAAATGTGTCTGGAAGTTTAACTACCTCGAATAGATTTTTAGCAAAACCAGAGGCTTTTTTATCCCCCTTTTCTTTGAGTGTAGTTGTAAGCTCGGAAAATAAGTTTCTTCTGTATAAGCAGGTAACTTTTTTACAGGATTATACGCCTAATCCCGCCACTACAGGGGAGCCTTTGTATTACGGGGATTGGAATGATACAACTTTATTAGTGGCACCCACACCAGATGATGATTATGCCGTTGAATTACATTATTTTTATAGACCAACTTCAATCACATCAACTAGCGATGGAACTAGTTGGCTCGGAACAAATGCCGAGTTAGCCCTTCTGTATGGCGCCTTGGTGGAAGCTTATACTTTCATGAAGGGAGAGACTGATTTGCTACAATTATATAATACCAGATTCCAAGAATCCTTACAGTGGTTGAAGAATCTTGGAGAAGGCATGCAAACCAGAGACGAGTACCGTTATGATCGTCTTCGGAGAGATGTTGCATGATTGATCTTAAAGGAGCATCGGTAGCCTTAGTTGGATTAGGGAATTCTCAGCGAGAATACACCTCTTCAGTGGCTAATGGGGCAGAATACGATGAGGTGTGGGTTGTAAACTCTATGCTGGCACCTATTAAGCATGATCGAGTGTTTATGATGGATCCGCCATCAAGATTTTTTGATACCGACTTAGCGGGTAAGCAAACATCTGCTCTTAGAAGGGAATTACCTAATCACCCTGGTCCTATATACACGTGTGAACTTGATAGCAGAGTTCCAGGGGCCGTTCTTTTCCCGCTAGAGAAAATCATCGAAAAAACAGGGCTTTGCTATTTTAATAACACCGTCCCGTATGCCATAGCATTTGCCATATACTATGAAGTAGGAAAACTTTTCTTATACGGTATAGATTATTCTTATAAAACTAATCTTCATATGGCTGAATCAGGGCGCGCATGTACGGAGTTTTGGCTCTCGGCTGCTGTTGCAAGAGGTATGCGGATAGATGTGGCTTCGTGTTCGGCTCTTTTAGATACCGATGTCCCTATAGAAGAAAAACTATACGGATATCATAGATTAGATGATCCATTAATAATGAATCTAAAAGATGATACACTTACGCTGATACAAAAATCGAACATTGAACCTCCAGAACCCTTGGATGTTCAACCGGTTTTATTCGAGAGAAACGATAAAATTGTCTCAATGCAGGGGAAAGTATAATGTTTGATGTAAGTTCTTCTGTTTCAGTGGGAAATATAGAGGTACTCACTACCGATAATAGAGGTCATTCTATAGAAGAAGTTGCCCAGATGGCAGCGGATAGGATTCTTTATGTTGCTGATGAAGCACCGGCTCCCATACGAGATCAGGCTCAAGCGTTCAAGGATACGTTGAAGCAGACACTGATTTACTATATGCGGCAAGCGGTAGAGCAAGACAGGGCGACAATTTGTGCTAAACTAAGGCAGAGTGGTTATTCCGATCTAGCCGATAATCTAAGGAGTTTGTGATATGGCTATAGCGCAGGCAATGTGTACTGCATTTAAGAGCGAGGTCTTAAAGGGTACGCACGATTTCTCCGCTTCCGGGGGTAATAGTTTTAAATTAGCTTTATATGCGGAAGGTAGTGGTGGTAAAAGCAGCACTACGGCTACGTTGGGAGCAACCACTACTGCTTTCACCACTACGGGTGAAGTGGCTTCTAGTGGATCATATGCAACTGGGGGATCCGCTCTCACCAATATTGATCCCACCACTAGTGGGACCACCGGATTCGCTGATTTTTCAGATCTAAGTTTCACAACGGCGACTATCACAGCTATGGGTGCTATGATCTATAATGATACGAACAGTGATAAATCTGTTTGTATTTTAGATTTTTCATCCAATAAAACCAGTACGGCTGGGACGTTTACAATCACTTTCCCGGCTGCGGCTGCATCAACGGCCATAATTCGTATAGCGTAAAATTATGGCTGTCGGCTGGGGGCGAAGTACATGGGGCTCGGACAGATGGGGAACATCCCCTGATGTTTCTGTCTCTGTTACGAATGTCGCAGCCACTGGCGCAGTTGGCAGTGTAACAGTAGCAGGTACAGCACCTGTTTCGGTAACAGGTATTGCGGCAACAGGGGCAGTTGGAACAGTTGTTGTTACTGCCGGAAGCGGCGTTACGGTTTCGGGCGTTGCTGGAACAGGGGCTCTTGGCTCTGTTATAGTCATACAGAATCCGATTGTCTCGGTAACAGGTGTTGCGGGTACGGGGGCTGTTGGTAGCGTTAGTGTAACAGCAACTGTGAGAGTTGGTTGGGGGCGAGGTACATGGGGAGAAGGTGTATGGGGAAACGCACTTGATGTTGATGTCGGTGTTACGAATGTCGCGGGTACGGGCGCTGTCGGAACAGTTGTCGCTACGGCTGGAAGTAATGTTGTTGTTACCAATGTCGCCGGTACGGGCGCTGTCGGAACGGTTACGGCAGAAGGCGCTTCCGGAGCTTATCCCACTGGCGTTGCGGGTACGGGCGCTGTCGGAACAGTTGCGGCATCAAGTAATATATCTTTCGCTGTTACCAATGTCGCCGGTACGGGCGCTGTCGGAACAGTTGCAGCGTCAGGAAATATTTCAGTCACGGTCACTGGAGTATCCGCCACAGGCGCAATATCGGGTGTCAATGTTTGGTCGGTAATCGACGCATCACAAACGCCAAGTTGGTCAACTATTAGCGCATCACAAACGCCAAATTGGTCAGAAATAGCAGCATAGGAACAGGATCATGGCTTCAACATATTCAACAAGCCTCGGAATCGAGAAAATGGCGACCGGAGATCAGTCCGGGGCCTGGGGTACGACAACTAATCATAACTGGGATATTTTAGATCGTATTTCAGGCTACACAGCGGTTGCCATAACGACAAACGCGGATACGGCTACCCTTACCGTTCGTGAAGCCTCCCCTGGATCAGGAACCGAGAACCTTCAGGACGGAATGTACCGTGTGATTAAATTCACAGGGGCTTTGGATTCAACTTGTACGGTAACAATTGCCCCAAATACGGCAAAAATGTTTTTTATAATTATTAATGCCACGACGGATTCTGGCTCAAGCGGTCCATATTCCATAATTTTATCGCAGGGATCTGGTGCAAACGTAACCGTAGCAAATGGAAAATCATCCGTTGTCTATTGTGATGGCGCGGGCGGTGGCGCTGCTGTAACGGATGCCCTTAACGATCTGCAAATAGGTGATGACCTTAGCCTAGCATCGGACTCATCCGTTATTAAAATGGGGGCCGATGACGATATTACAGTAACCCATGTTGCGGATGTAGGCTTAAAATTAAAACAAGCTGGTGCAACAGGTGATGATAGCCCCTTTATCCTAACCCTTCAAACAGGCGAACTGGATATCGCGGCGAATGATGTTCTGGGTCAGATAGATTTTCAAGCCCCAGACGAGGCCGCTGGCACGGATGCTATCCTTGTCGCCGCTGGTATAGCAGCCATTTCTGAAGGAGATTTTAGCTCCAGTAATAATGCCACTAAATTAAGTTTCAAAACGGCTGCGAGTGAAACTGCTACTGAAAAAATGTCATTAAGTTCTGCTGGTACTTTAAATCTTAATGATAATACTTTGCAACGAGCTAATCTTCTGGATTACGGTGAAGTTACTAATGCTATCGGTGCTACAGGGGGCGGCGCTCAAGATATTGATTTAACTCTGGGTAATAATGTTGTAGCTACAGTCGATACATCTGCTAATACTTTTACGTTTAGTAATCCTACAGCAAGTGATGAACTGTGTGGCTTTACTCTTTTTCTAACGAATGGAGGATCACAAACCGTGACTTGGCCCGCCGCTGTTGATTGGGCATCGGCAACTGCGCCAACTTTAACTACTAGTGGTTTAGACATTCTAGTTTTCATAACAACGGATGGCGGCACAATTTGGCATGGTATGGTTGCCAGTGCGGATAGTTCATAATGCCTAATATTAAAAGAGGAATGATGGGTGCTGCTGGTGCTGTCGGTGGTGTGCCTAGTACGCAAGAGCTTTGGGTGTGGGGGGAAGCCCCTACAGCAACAGGAGTAGTTTCTAGTCTTTCGTCACCCGTACAGGTTGGAACAGATTTATGGACTGACGCTTGTGCCCGCAGGAACGGCGGTCTAGGAATTAGTGATGGCAAGCTGTTCTCTTGGGGTAAAGCGAGCAATGCCGGCTTAATAGGGGACGGCGTTGTAATTGGTAGAAGCAGCCCCGTACAGATAGGTACAGCAACCAACTGGGCATCCGTGTCCGGGTCAGATTTCAACAGCCTAGCGATAACCACTGACTATAAGATGTATTCTTGGGGCAAGGGTGACGATGGGTTAATCGGTGATGGCACTTCTGGAATAGACAGGTCATCTCCTGTCCAGATCGGTGCAGGTACTGATTGGCTATTCTCCTACTGTGGGTATAAGGCTTCGGCAGCGATAACAACTGGTGGCAAACTGTACACTTGGGGAAGCAATGTATGGGAAGGATTAGGGCACGACGAGGGGACAACAGAGCATAAGTCAGTGCCCGTTCAGGTAGGGAGTGGGACTGGGTGGACGTATGTATCTACACCGGGGGACTTAGGGCCGACAATGGGTATCCAATCTGGCAAGCTGTACGTTATTGGTGGCAACTGGGGCTACATGATACCGGACAGCGCCAATGTTAAAAGGAGTGCTCCATTACAGATCGGCGCACTAACAAACTGGACAAACTGTTCCACTGTATCCAGAGGTGGTTCTGCTATTAGTGGGGGCAAGCTGATGGTATGGGGGTCAGCAGGTGACTATTGGCACCTTGGTTCTGACACTAGGGGGCTTGGGGCTATTTCCACTAAGTATTCATCCCCTGTACAGGTTGGTTCAGCAACCAACTGGGTGCAGGCAGGTGGTGATCGCTTCCAGCACGCCATAAACTCAGACGGTGAGTTGTGGGCCATAGGTGGACAGGGCAATTTCGGGTCGGCTGCACTGGGTACGACAACTAATCAGAGTGTTCCCATACAGGTCGGGTCGCTAACAACGTGGACTAAAGTTAGAGCCACCTTTAAGGCAACGATTGGATTGAAGACCCCAACATGATATTTCTCTCATCCCTCCCACGTTCCGGGTCAACCCTCCTTACCTCGCTACTCAACCAGCGACCGGATGTGTATGCCAGCCCCACAAGTAACCTATGCGATACAATGGGTGCTGCCGTACAAATGTGGGAGCAGAATCCTACTACTAAAGCTAGTGGTGGTGAAGAGAACGATATCATACGCATTTTGCAAGGTATTCAGAATGCCCGATATGATACAGATAAATTGGTATTTGATAAAGGTAGAGGTTGGTCGGCACCTCAAATTATGAAAACTATGATGAAGGTACAAGACGATGTAAAGATCGTCGCTACTGTAAGACCAGTGGCAGAGTGCCTTGCCTCTTTCGCTAAGTTGACGAAACCTGAAAACATCACTGACTTCTGTAAACGAGGTGTACTAGCGAAACATTTATTTAATAGTTACGAAACCTTGAAGGCTGGTTATGAGGAATACCCAGATAATTTCCTGTTTATTGAGTATGCAAATCTTGTATCTGATCCGCAAGTTGAATTAAATCGTATTGCGGAGTTTGTTGAAATCGACTCATTTGTTTATGATTTTAACAATATTAAAGATAGTAAAGAGATAGACGAGGTTTGGGGCATTAAAAATCTTCATAAGGTTAGGCCGAAAGTTCGCGGGCGTAAATACTCAGCCAAGCACATCCTTGGTCAAGCTCTTTGGAACTTTTATCAAGGCGGTGAGTTCTGGAATGATAAGCCAGAACCGAAGGAAGAGAAGATGCCGATAACGTATCAGCATGACGCTCTTATGGCTGGAGATTTCAAGAAATCCAAACGCCTAGCTTATAGGAATCTCGCCCATTATCCAGATGATAGTGACATTTGTTTTAATGCTGGTTGGGCAAAACTAAGTGATGATGAAGTTCAAGATGGGTATTTTCTGTTAGATAAAGGAAGAGAAACCCTTGTATGGGGCGATCCTCATTGCGGTTCTATACAGCCTCTTTGGGATGGTGAGGAGAATGCAACAGTTCTATTGCGTCTAGAACGAGGTCTTGGAGATCAGATACATCAAGTTCGGTATGCTAGGGATTTAAAAAAACTAGGTTGCACGGTACTTGTCTCATGCACACCAGCCTTGGCTGAGATATTGCGCCATGCTGATGGAGTGGATGTTGTAGTAGAGCATGAAGCGGCTTGTGGTGTGTTACATGATTTTTATCTGCCTGCTATGTCAGCACCTATTCAACTTGGCTACCAAAATTCGGCGGATATAGATGGTTCTCCTTATATTCCTACGTCAGCAGATATAGTGCCACACAGGGTTGGTTTACGGTGGAGTGGTCTACCTGCATATGAGCATCAGACTAAGCGCCTGTTTCCCCACGAACTATTATTTAATGTTATGAAAAACAGAGCTTATTGCATCAATCTACAAAGAGATGAGGGAGAAGAATATTGCCCAGACTGGGTAGAGAAAGTAGATTTATCAACGTGGACAGCAACGGCAGCAGCAATATCTAGCTGTGAGATGGTTGTAACTTCCTGTACTGCTATTGCTCATCTTGCAGGGGCTATGGGAGTACCAACAATGATAATCGTTCCTGTGGTGCCATATTATTTATGGACTTTACCGGGGATATCTACTCCATACTATAATAGTGTTACATTATTGCGACAAACTGATCCTGATGATTGGCTTGCCCCGTTTGAACAATTGGCGGAAATGGTGGTATGTCGTGAAGCAGCTTGAAATTATACTTAGAACTTATGATGGGGATAGTGTACATCCCAGAAGGTTTGACAAACCTAAGAAGGATATTGTCTGGCGTTGTGTTCGTTCACTTTGTACTGCTATCAAGGCGTTACCAGAGCAGCCACATTTAACTATATTAGATGATCATTCTACTGATGAAACAGTACAATTTCTACGTGATGAGACAGGTTTTCTTGAAAAGAACGTAACAATTCAAACGCTACAGGGCACCGGCAATAATGATAGTATGTTATCTGCTCTTACATTAGCAAAGGAAAGCACTGCCGAGTTAGTTTATGTAGTCGAGGATGATTACCTACATTATCCAAATGCTCTAACAGTATCTCTAGAGACATGGCAAAAATTCAAGCCCCGTTGCCCCCTTCCTTTTATGGCTATGACGTTGGTTGATTGTCCCACCAACTATATAAATGAACCAAAAGACCTAGAGGGATTTCCTTGTAATGGTAAAGGCGATGGTTCTACTGGCATGATTGTCGGAGGTACGGATCGTCCGTGGAGAACCATAGGCCACACAGGGGTTACTTTCTTACTGGAGAAAGGTGTCCTTGAAAATCATTGGCAACCCTTCAACGAGATAGCTAGGTACTGGCCGTATCTTGAGGAGCGTTGCACATTTAATAAATTATGGAATACGGAAGTTGGATTGTTTGGACCTCTAGTTCCGTTGTCTTATCATTTATGGGAAAACCACCCCCTCTACCCAGTAGACGATCTATGGGAAACTAACAAATATAATCGCAACGAGTTACTGGCAGCATAGGAATAATTAAAATGTTATACGCACACGTTGAAGATGGCATCGTAACTTACCGAGGATCGCTCCCTAAATCTTGGCGCAATATTTCTGGTTTGAACTTATCGGAGGGAGACGATGATTATCTGAAAACACTGGGATGGCTTCCTTATGTGGAAGTTTCTGTAGAGTTTGATGAGAATGAAACGCCGGATGGTGAAGATACGGTAATTACTGAAACAGAAGTCGCTTCAACTCAAAAGAAACGCGCTATGACAGCGCAGGAAATATCTGACCGAGATTCGGGCGCGGCTTTATCTGAAATTCTTCGCTTAGAAGAGTTAGAGACTCCCCGCCGACTTGCTGAAGCACTTTC